TCACCTTGGGACTTTGTAATATCTTCTTTTGTTGCCTTTGAATCTAGTGATTCCTGAACACTTACACCAGATATTGATGTTGGTATTGCACTTGCTGGGTGAGATGCCAGCTCATCATGAGTAACAAAACCTGAAAGATCACCTGTAATTTTAGCCAATTCTTTTTCAATATCAGAAATGCTTTTTTCAGAGCTTTCAATGTGGTCAATGATTCCATTAATCAAATGTGATGATATTGTGCAGTATACTTCTCCAAAGCCATTCAAGTTCATTGGAGTTGCATTAGTTGAGTACTTGTTGTTGATAATAGTTGCAATCACCTGCGTACGCTTCAAAACACTATTTGAAGCATCAAGTGTGCCAATCCCAACTTCTTTATCAAAGCCTTCTTGGATTGTGTAATAAACTTTACCATCGCCAATTTCAGAGAATGGTGAGAATCCAACAATCTGACCAGTAAGTTGGACATCACCTGTACCAATTGTATTTGTAGTCTCTGCGACCCAGTCTGCAATCTTTATTAATGCCATTATTCCGCTCTCATTTGGAGTGGGTTGCCAGCCCAACGATTGTCATAATCATTATCTGATAACTCTTTGATAGCTCTTGACATACGTTGATCCCATAGCTGAGAAGCTTCGTAGTTTTTAACAAACAACTCAATCTCAGCACATAAACCTGAAATGTAAATATCCGGGTTGTTCTCAGAGCACCAATTGGACTTACTTTGGCTATTAAGACTAGGTACTTTTCTGTAGAACAATAATTCAAGAGTGCCACCTGATGGTAATGTAGGATGCACTTGAATCTGTTGAGCAACAACTGAGTAATAGTAGTTACTTTTGTTCATTGACTGATACTCAGCAATAGTCTCAGGTGTAACATACTCAAGTGGTATAGCTTTGGAGCCTTGCTCGTCCACAAGACCAGTATTGAACTGAATAGCACGCATGCCATTATAATCTTCTGGCAGAGAATAAAACTCTTGCTTGTCTTTTGTTGCTGTAAAGATTCTATGAGTCTGTTCATAGGTCTTCAGCTTACGGTTAATTCTTGCTTCTGCCATAATAATAAAGATGTCCATTGACTGTGTGACTTCTATGTCATTACGATCAGCGTACATCTTGGCAGCATTAACTATTTCAGTATAGTCCATTAGCTCACCTTAGATGATAATGGGTTCTTGGTTGTGCCTGCTAGCTTGCCAGGTCTTACTTTGAGGAATGCATTCTCAGGCTTATCAAGCCAGCGACGACGTTCAATGTCAGTTGATTTGAACCAATCAAAGCCTTGCTCTTTCCACTTTTCTACAACCACTAGCGGAATACGGGCAACAAGGTGTGCACCTTTACTATCGCCATATCCAATGCCATTGTGCTCATTAAACATTGCCTTGTTTTGATTCAATTGACCTTCAACATCTTGAAGGCGACGGATTGTGATTGTGCCTTCTTGTTCATTGTGGTAAAACTCTTCAGTGATACCAGTTTGTGGGTCATAATCGCGTGCTACTAATTTACCAGTCATTTCACTCTCTCTCCAGATACGAAAAAAAGGGCGCACCCATCCTAGCAAAAGCCATAATGAGAACGCCCGTGGGTAGTTCTAATGTTTATCTATTAAGCTGCTTTCGCACCATCAATAACCATGTGAGCTTTAGGATTACCAACTTTCAAAGTAGTTTCCCAAATGATCTGCTTAGACTTGCCATCACCAGTTGTTGCTAGGTCTTGGGTGAAGATTGGGCGGTAGTCATCAATCGACACATAATCCCAGTCAACTAGGAACACAGAAGCAGGGTTTGAGTAACGGTCAGGTACAGCAGTTACTGTGTGGAAGTCACCGTCATAAACATCAATGGATGCTTGTAGACGAGCATTGTCAGTAGACACATAACGTGTCGCTGCACTTTGGAACTTAGAGAACTTACCACGAATAGAAGCACCCATGATCGCAGAGATGTTTTCTGAACCACTTGTGTTAGTCCACATCTTAGCAAGAGCAGCAATCAAGTGGTCTTCAGTGAACACTGTTAGTGCACCTGGCACTGCTTGAGTCTTACCATCACCAGTTGGTGCTGTTACGCCAGATGATGCCAATGCCATGTATGAAGAATCATCCATGAAGTTGACAAATGATGCCATTTCACGAGCAACAGTATCAGAACCAGCTTTAGCAATCTGAGGGCTTTCACCAATAACTGTTCGCTCAAGATCACGCTTAATTTCTTTCATACGACGTGTGATTTGGTAAGCCATTTCAGACTTGATACCACCACCTTTTTTGGCTTTCTCTTGAGAGCCAGTAACAGATGCAGTTTTCTCAAGAATCTGAGTATAGTTACCAATACGTACGCGAGAGCCAGCCTTCTTAGGCTCAGCAACGTGGCCTTCGATAACTGCGTTTTTAACTGGCTCTTCCAGTTCATCAGTTAGCCACTCATGATAAGTACCATCAGCTTTGCCTTTCTTACACATTGTAAGGAAAGGTGTATCAGTAGGGGATACATCATAAAGTACATCAGATAAATCCTCACGGTTACCACCAGTGAAGATAGGTTCTTGGTAGGTGCTCTTTGCACCAGCTACTTGTGCCATTGTATTTTTCCTTACATTCGGTCAGCGATTGCGGCAGCGATTGCATCAATAGAGCCACCAGATTTACGGATTGCTTGCTTACGAGCTTTGGCTTCACGAGCCTTAGCAAGTGATGCACGGTTGCCATTGTTTTGTCCAGGCTTACGGAACTTTGGAATATTGTCTGGAATTTTCTTCTTCTGAACAGACTGTTTTCCGCTGTGGAGTTTGCGTGCATCTTGGATTAATCGCATCAAGCGAGCATCCATGTTGTTTGCAACTTCCTCAGGGCTAAAGCCATAGTGCTCATTTAAGAACTTACCAATCTCACCAACTTCTTGAGCCATAACATTTTGGTCAGACCATGAAGGGTTATCAGCAATCATCTTGCTCATTTCACCTTCAATAAACTGTTGACGTTGTTGCTGCACCTGTTGTTGCTGCTCTTCTGTCAACTGTTGTTGGCCTTGAGCCACTTGAGCTTTTGCTTGCTCGATTTGCGCAGCACGTTCTTGGAATAGTTGACGTTGTGCAGCCCATTCAGCAGGGTCTGAGTAACGCAATTGATCCCAGTCAATACCTTGGAATTCAGCAGTTAGACTTTGAGTCGCTGCCTCAACCAAAGAATTAGCACTTTGCAAACGAGTTGCTAGCTCATTGTATGCTTGATCACGGACTTGTTCAAATTCCTTACGATCATTTTCCAGCTTGATAGACTTGTTATTAACATGTCCTTCTAGCTGGTAGGACTTAACAAGTTCATCAATGGTTACTGGCTTAGTCTCACCGTCAATGAGTGCATTGAAGACAACATTGCCTTCTTCGTCATATGTCAGCTTGTCATCATCCAGACCAAGTGCACTTGCCAAAGTCACATCACCGTCTTCACCATCAGTTTCTTGGTCAGTTTCGGTGTCATCATCGATATCAGCATCATCTTCTTCCGCTTCTGAGTCGTCACCTTCAGATAGAGCATCAAGCTCGTCGTCACCAGGTACTTCATCAGCATCCGTATTTGCTTCATCGCCGCCGAACAGTGCCTGCTCGACTCGTGACTCAACATCTTGCGCCTGAGCACCACCAAGGTCACTACCTTCTTCAAACTGCTGGTAGTATTCAGGGCGGAGGTAGGTAGCAGTTTTATTGATTCTCATTTAACTTCTCCAGTTCATGTTTTGCGAGTTTACCTGTGTCGATATACTCACGGAAATATGCTTCAAGACTTGCCAATACAGTTTGCTGCATTTTAATTGCCTGCAGCTTGGCAATGTCTTGGGCATGAATATTCTGAAATGCTTCAAAGAGCACGCGTTCTTTTGCTTCAATAAATGGCTTAATGTGATCATTGAAGATTTGACGTTTCTGATCACCTAAAGCAGCATCAATCTCCAGCTTCGCTATTCTCTCGTCTATCATCTGCTTTCTCTCCAGTTTCTTTTGATTCCTGCTGGTATTCCATTTGAGCATATGCAACAGCAGCAGTCATATCAGTTTGATAGTAGCTATGAGCAATTTGCTCTCGTTTAATCTCTTGGTCACCAAGAGTCTTAGCTTCATCAAGCTGTTGTTTAAGTGCTTTGAGCTCAGTATCCCATTGGGACTTCTCAAGCTCATGCATTTGTTTCTGATTCTCAAGCTGTGCTTTAAGTTCGACAGATTGTTGAGCAGCAATCGCCTTAGTTGTTTCAGCTTGAGCAATCTTCTCTTGAGTTTGAGCAAGCAGCTGCTTCTCTTTAAGTTCAGCTTCTTGTTGCGCCTTGTTGTTTGCATCAACTTGGGCTTTGTTCTGTTGACCCTCTGGAGAGGCAGGGTCTAGGAAGTAAGCACCAACACCTGGCATGCCAGAGAACTTAGCAAAGTCATTAAGGGCTGCAAACACTTGCTGCTCGGTTACAAGTGCTTGTTGAGGGTTCTGTAGAACCTTCTCTTGGAAGCCAAGAACTTGCATGATAGCAGCTGCCTGCTCTTTTCTGTTACCAGAGCCAGTACCAACTCTGACAGTTGACTTAGTACGAGCAGTCCAGGTTGATGGATTGACTTCAATCCACTCACCACGGAACTCATAGTTGTCAATAACATCACGATGCTTGACAAGCAAGTCACGAATTTTATTACAAAGTGGTTTGATGCCAGTCTCAGCAAAGACACGAATCATCAACCCAACAAGTTCTTCCTTCTGGCTTAATAGCTTTTCCAGACCTTGAGAGCCAACACTATCTCCCATTGCTGTATCATGGATAGAGCCTTCAGGAGAGACGCCTGCACGACCTGCGCGAACCTGGTCGAGATAATCCATCATTCGGTATGCATCTTGTCCTAGCGGTGGAGTCACATATGGCTGCACTGCATCTTTGGTCTTAGCACGAATGATACCACCAGGACGCGAGACAAGCAGGTCATCCAGGTTAACCATGCTCTCAACAACTACTGTACGCTGGTTGTTCTGCAGGTACATGTTGTCAAGCATGTTACGCCATAGGGCTGTCTTCTGTGCTTGGATTTCTTTCAAGCGGTCATAGATAGACAGACCAAATAATTTGTGAGACATTAAGATAGCAGTAGCAGAGATAAATGGCCAGCTGTCTACTTCTTCAATCTCAAGGACATGTGTTGGGCTTTCAATACCAGCAACTGTAACTTTACAGCGCTCAGCAATGCCATCACCATCAATGTCCATACGGATGTAGCACTCAGACACTTCATACATTGTCTGTGATTCATCACCATTGTTGAAAGCACCTTGGGTTGCTTCACCCATCATCGCAAAGCGGTAGTCGCTGCGAGTGCTTTCTTCATCAGATTCATCAGGTAGGTCATCAATAATTTTCTTATCAAAGCCATCTTCTAGCAAATCAGATTTTGTTTTCAGCATTGTGTGAGCACAGAATCGAGCTGTATTCACATCTACTGAGTTGTGCTTCTTATTGATGCGGAAGTCTTCTGGTGCAACAGGGATGACAGTTACTTTGCCATCAAAGCGACGACGAATACAGTTCACATCATAAGTTGTGATTGATGCACTCTCATCTTCAAAGGTTGTTTCTGTTAGGCCAGTGATTTCTAACTCAGGGTCAGCATTAAGCATTTCAAGCTCTGGCTCAGTCAATCCAGTGTAGCTTTCCTTGCTTACTTCAGTGTTGTCTTCATAGAAGACTTTGATGAAGCCATTCTTTTGCAACAATGCATCTTTGATGAATGTATGCAAGGTGATGAAGCCATTGTTGTCCTTCATCAGAGTGTCGTAAACATAACGTGACTCAATTTCCGCTTGACGAATGTCATCTGCGGAAGTTGGGTCAAATGTCACAACCTCATTGTTCTGAGTGAATGCCTTAACAACCTCAGGCATAATCCACTCAATAGCATCAGCCACGTCAGTTGATACAACTGATGAGCGACCTTCAACAACTTCACCCTTATCACCAAGATAGGCTGACATTGCATCCTGTCGGTTCTTATCAATTGCACACTTATCACCACCAACAGAGGCATTAAGCTCACGACTGATTATTGATAAGACTTGTTCATCATCTAGTTGTTTTGCCATTATACAATACCCTTGTTAGCGTGGCTGTAATCAAGTTCTTTGCCTGAGTTCTCTGACGCTATTAGTGTTGTTCCTTCACCCATGCCAAGTGCCATATATTGAAGAGCATCAGCAGGGTGAGAGTAACGGTTCTTATCAGGTTTGTCCATGTAGCGTTCTTCACCAGACACCTGTAAACGTTTATACTTGTAACCGCCAGCCATAGCTTTGCGGATAATCTTTGCTTTTGGACCAATGATAAAGCCAGGGTTGCCAGCTGAATCAAGTCGTTTAAGTGCCTGAGACACTGCGCCAATCCGAATCACTGGGTCATTAGTCCAGGTTGGAGTGGCGGCGACCCCAGCAGATGATAGCATCATGAATGGAGTGGATGAGTCACTCTGTGCTCTAAAGTCACCAGCAGGGTCGCCATAAACATCAAATGTATGGTTTGGATACTCAGACATGATTTTCTGTTTCAACAGACGACCAAATGTCTTCGCATCCATATCTTCAGCAACGAGCTCATCAAATACACAGATTTGATCAGTTGGCGTTCTGATGCCAAAGATAGCAGCAGGAGTCAAACCAAAGTCAATACCAATTGTGATTGGGATGGACGTTGGAACAGGAATGTCTTCATCAGTGTGATGAATGTCATCTTTGTATTCTTGCCAAACAGGCTTACCATCTTGCACGAAACCATACTGCCCATGAACGTAAACGTTAATCCACTCTTGGTCTTTACCAGATTGCATCTTCTCATAGTAGCCTTCTGGAAGGTTGGCTATGTTTTCCGCTTCTGGTGACAAACCAGATGGTTGATAGAATATCTCATAACCTTCTGGCTTCATGACCTCGAACACTTTGTAGTACCAATGGTCACTATCTGGTGGGTTGGTATCCATAATCAGACAGTGACGAGTAGCACCACCTTTGCCATTGATTTTACGTGGGTAACGACCCAAACGACCAATCAACATATCCATGATAGCCTTTGGAATCTCACGAGCCTCATTAAGCCAACCACCAGTAACTTCCAGCGATAGCAGCTTCTTGATGTCCTGAGGCTTGTCCAGAGCACGGAATAGAAATTCAACATGAGCAGTAGTGCCGTCTGGCAATTGCTGGATAGTTGTGAACTTCATATCCTGCTTGTGGAACAAGCCCTGAGATTCAGGGTACCAGTCAAAGAATGTTTGGATAGTGGTATCTATCAGTTCTCGATATGTGTTACGAACCACTACCCAACGACTCTTTCGAACACCAAATGGATAGTCAGAGTTGTACTCTGGCTCTTGCACTTGGAATGAAATACGCAACATTTCAATAACACATGCAACAGACTTACCAGACCCGATTGGGCCAAACAGACTGCGAACAAACGCAGGACTGTTATGGAACCGAGCCATGGTAGGTGATGCGACATAATTTACAATCATTGTCCAGTTGATACCTTAGCTTCAGTTTTAGCCGTTGGCTCAGGAATTGTTACGTTGAACTGGAAGCCACTCCCGCCAGCAGGTTGAACCTCAACAGAGAAATCACCGGAAAACTGTTTGAGGTATTCAAGCGCGGATTGACCGCCATTGCGAGTAGCCATGTGTGCAAACAATTTGTCTGCTGCATCCTTCACGCCAATTGCACGACCACGCTTGTGCAACAGCTGAGCAAACTTTGTTTCCGATGGAGACAATGTTTCTTTATCAATCAACAAGAAATCAAAGCACTCATCAAGTGAAAGTGCCTTAGCACACAGCACAAGTTGAACACACTCGTCTTCTGAGAGGTTCTCAAACTCAGCTGCTCTTTCTTTGATTTTTGCTTCAAGATTCATTGTGTCCACCACACTTACCAGTTCTACCCCGAGTATAACTCTTTTCGCCTGAAAAGTCAAGGTGCAGTTTAAAAATAATTTATATAGAGTACAGCGTACGGTGTTATTTTCTATAATATTATATTTTTGGGGTTGGTGTTGTACTGGGAGGGTGAAAAGTGTGAGAAAATTGCGTGAGGTAGACACCCTGCCTTTGACCCCTGAATTTACCCCCTCCCCCTCCCACTGACCGCTTATACTATAAGGTTATATCCAGCCACTTTCTTATAGCAAATTGTTCTTTCCTTTTGTCTCAAATAATCGTATAGTTATCTCACTGGCCAACGAGGTCAGCAATCGAATACTAAAGAATACTAAGGAATACTTATGACTATCTTAGAACTAATGAAAGACCTTACATCCGCTTCTACTATCTCAGAGGCAGCTACACTTTCTATTAATAGCGGAATAGCAGGAGCCAAAGACATCTACCTAGCTTGGGGTAAAGAGCGAGGTGACACAGCCAAAGACCTTAATGAGGCTTGGAAGGAAGCACAGCCACAAAAGGCTAAGAGGGCAGCAGGCGGGTTCGCAGCAGATTACTACAATTGGCTGGCTGAGGATGCTCGAAGCGAGGCAGATGCCAAGGCATTCATCATGGGTGAGTCAGAGGAATACGGCGAGACTACTAACAACGTCAAGAACCACCTCACTCATTACCTTAATATCTGGGCGCTGGCAGAGACAGTTCGCTCTGGTGAGACAGTACTCCGCTCTGTAAGTGGTGGGAGCACAGCGAAGAAAGCGACTGGCACTAGCAAGAAAGCTAAGGCAGAGCCAGAGCCAGAACAGGAGCGCAACGCAAAGAAAGAGCTAATCAGCCTATTTGCTAAGATTGCCAAGGGAGAGTTCAAGACTATCACACTAATTCGCCAGCACCTTAGCAACTTTGACAAGGAAGGATTGGAGCAAAACGAGCTAGACAAGCTGTCAGCACTACAAGAATTTGTGGATGCAAAAGGCATCAAACCAGCTGATGCTCAGACAGAAGCCCTAAAAATCATGAAGGCATAAGGGCTGGCTAGGGGATAAATAGGATAGTAGTAGGATAGTAGTAGGATATATAAGTTACTAATTCTATTACTATTTTACTCTTTCTATCCTACTATCCTAGCCTACCCTGTTCTCTCTCTCGCACCTGCGCACACACACCCCTGTAGGATTAATAGGATGGTAGGGATTTTCCCCTATTTCCCCTTATAAATCAAAGACTTCCTTTATCCTACTAAAATAGGATACTCGTAGGATAAATAGGATAGTCGGGAGGATAAGCGATTTAATCGCTCTAAGCGATTCTAAGAGCCTTTACCTAGTAGGCTTATAAAGGTACTAGGTAAGGGGTAACGCCTCGTATACAACAGGAGGTTTACGAGAATAGCCTAGTTTACTTATCTATATAGGTAGGCTATTATTATCCCCGTAACCCTATAACCTTAAAACTCCGCTGGAGGTCAACATGGCAAAACACATGATTAAGCATCACCCTTCTGAGGATGCTGTTACATTATATCTGGAGCGACCTGTACAAAGGAAGATGCGCTGTATTGGTGCTGTTATGGACATCAAAGGAGCATCAAGAGACATCACAACAAAGCGGATATACAAGCAATGGACAAAGCTTTTCGAGTATGCTTGTGATGGCAATGGCAAAACATACATTTGCACTGATTGGCTCAAGTTTAGTAACTTCCTAGAATGGTACAAATCAGAGCAGGCATCGACTGGTGGCAGCTATATGGACACGCCTCGCATTGATGGCATCAAGATTTACTCGCCTAAATACTCAACATTGATAGGATAGAAGCAATGGCAAAACTACTTAAATCAGCAGTCTTTAATGACTATATCTACCCAGCCATCACTTCTATCACATTTGTACTGTCTTGTTTCTACCTGACAGACATATTTAGTAACATTTATGCAGGCATTGGCACCGCACTTCTGGTCACTATCCTGCTCGCAGCCGCAATTGAGTGCATGAAAGGAGAATAACACATGCGCAAACTAACTGATGCACAAATCCGCTTGCTTGAAAAGCCAGCCAATCCAAACACTGGAGTAGACGCAATCACTCGTGAGATGCTTGAATCACTTGATTTGGACACTATTCCAACGCTAGTAAAGACATTCCGTTGCCCAACTGGTGACTTGGGCTTCCTGTTCAGTGATGGCAGAGCTTACAATCGTGATAACTTCACACCACGTGCTGGCTCAACATACCTCAAGCCGTCATTTGCAGGACGTCAGGTGCTGCTTGGATTGAGTGCTTCAGGCTTGCCAGTGTACTCAAATGGTGTCTTCTTCTCAACTTACTACAGCGAGGAATACCCTGATGCCTAAAATAGCTAGCACAATCACACTTATTCGCATTCGATTCATCTTTGAGAATGGTGAAGAATGCACTTGGGATACAATCAGACCGTGTGAGTTCAATATTGAATGGTGGGAAAAGGCAGAAGATGTTTGTCCAGATGATGCCACACCACTGATGCAATACTATATGCCTTGTGATGACCGTTGGTATTCTCAAGCGGAAATGCATGAATTAACTGATGTGGAGGAATCATGCAACCAATCATAGCATTCCTTGCTGGCTTAGAGTGGAGTGAGGACATAGAAAACCTAGATGACACACGATTGAATCGCTTTGCTTATGGTCTAGGCAAGTTCGTAATTGTCGATTTAGTTATCGCACTGGCTTTATATCTTAATTAAAGCTTTACTTTCACAAAAATATCCTTTATATTATAAACTCGAATTACAGAATACTGGAGAATACTACAATGAAACACCTTAAATCATCTGCTTCAAAGCGCCCACAACACGCTGTTATCATGACTAAGCAACAGTACAAACGCTCGCTTCTACAGGAAAAGCGTTCACTTTCCGCTAAACTGACCAAACTAGTGGAGAAGTATCATGGATAAGACAAAGTTAAGATCAATTGGAATTGTGCTTTTAATTATCTTGTTTTATTTAGTGAAGCTTGCAGGATACATATGTGGAGCTTGGCTAATTACTTGGATTTTTACGCCAAATTCTATAGAAACAAAGAGTGGACAGCTTGTATTTTTGAGCACGCCTATCATGCTTGGTGACAAGGTGCATTTCTGGAAGTGGATGCACAGGACTTTGCAAGTTACAGGCTCTGGCCCAGAGAGTTGTGAGGCATGGTGGCAATACAGGGATGTAAGAGAAGGCGAATTGGAGAAGTATCATGGCTAAGCAGATTTTACCATCATATAAAGTACACCGCAACTTTAAGAGCCAAGAAGATAAGCATTATCTGGTCATGATTGAAGGCAAAGACAAGCCTTATCGCATCCGTAAAGTGGAAGGTCAAGGCAAATTCAACTGGTATGCTCGCACTCGCTACTTTGTATCACTACGAGATGCCATCATTTACTGTGCATTTGGAGTATGCTAATGATTAACATTAAACTATATGCAGTTCAGCTGCGAATCAACCAATATGACTCTTATGATTCATATGTGAAGATGCACACTGAGTTATCTCGCAAAGTAGACGGCACTGAGCCGTTTACTCTTCTTCCGCTTATTACTCCTGATGACGGCAACGGCTACCACAGTCGAGACATAGTTGATTTGGAATCAGATGACATCACCCTTACTGCTGAGCAATATCTGGACTTGCTTGAGAAAGGCATTGAGATGGTATTGAAGCAGACTATTGTTAAGCAAGTTGACCCAGCGCTTCTGTTTAGCAAGGTGAATGAGAAGTCATTGGAGCAGCTTGAGCTACCAAGCGGAAACACATACAATAACAAGTGTGAAGTCCATATGCCTGGCAGTGCCCTTGCTACATACAATGATATGATGCTGCTAGAAGATGCTTGTACAGACCAGCTCCAAGGCGCATTAAACTCAGGCTGGCGAATTGTTGCTGCTTGTCCTCAGCCTGATCAACGTCGCCCAGATTATATTCTTGGGCGATTCAATCCTGATCAATCTGAAGATGGGAGTGCTCATCGTGGCTAACAAAGAGTATATGGATGCTAAGTTCAAGCATTTCACAAGCTGGAAAGAAGCAGTCTATGCAGATGAGCCAGTCGTGCTAGTGTGGTGTGATAACTATCGCCAACAAAAGACTTTGATGAATGAGCTTTATCATTTGATTTGTGATGGTCATAGAGACCGTTGTGATATTATTCACCATGCTAACTCTATCAAGTTTAAACACATTAATAAGAAGTTTGTATTTGCCCATGAGGTGATCAGATTTATGGGCTACAACGGTCGAACTTCTGTTTACATAGACATGCGACACAGAGGTAAATTCTAATGAAGGTTGAATCATACCAAAAGGTTGCCACAAAGGCAAAACATATTCGTGAGCTTATTGGCAAGCCCAATATCTCAGCTGGCAAAATTGATGATATCAAAGCAAAGATTGATTCAATTAATAAGAACAAAGACACTCATGATAAATTGGTGACTTTGAATATCTCCACAACAGTGATTGAAGTTGACTCTGATACAGCTCTTCAACTACTACAGAATGCGCTTGATACAGAAATCCGCTTGGCTGAGTTGTACCAATGGCGCATGGACAAAGCAATCTCATACCTAGAAGGTGAATGTGATGATGGATTTTACAATGACTAGTGAGCAGGTTGCTTACTTGGTAGGTGGTTCAATTACTGCTGCTCTATTGGCACCAGCAATCTTGCAGTTAATGGCAAATAACAAAAAGCTTCGCAAGGCAAACCGCTTGTTGGCAAACCAGTCTGATGCTGATAAAGAGCGCTTGAATTTGCTCATGTCAAATTCTGACCCATCTTCAGTACGAACCACTGTTATGAGCAGCCGCTGGAAATCAATCAGCGAGTGTGAGCAAATCAATGAAAAAGCAATCAATGATGGGAGAAACATATAATGAGCATTCAAGAAAAGATTGACAAGAAGGCTGCTGAAGAAGCAAGTGCAGTGTATTCAAAAGTTTGGGGTGAGATGCCGAGAAAGAATGGATACCACACAATTGCAGGTGTTGAGATTCCTGACTTCATAAAAGCTCACTCTGAAGTGAAGATTGCAAACACTAAGGAAACACTAGCTTCATTAGGTCTTGACACTACGCAAAAGGTAATAGACTTGGTGCAGAATTACGCGCTGCTTAAAGCACTTGTGACTCAAGTTGAAGTCAAAGAAAGACTTGAGAGTGTAGTTATTGAAATTGCAGAGTTGGAGGACTTGTAATGGAACGTCAAACTCAAATATTTACATTTGGCTGTGGCCACACATTCCCTAATCGCTTTGTCATCATTGAGGCAGAGACAAAAGAACGTTGTCGTCAAATCATGTTTAATACATTTGGCGAGAAGTGGTCTATGCAATATGATTATGACAAGCTTGATGACCTATACAAGCGCAGCATGATTCCGCTGATGAATATCACAGAGCTTGCTGACAGGCGCATTATCACAGAAGTTCATGAACAAAACATAGTCTGCTTATAACTGTTAGTTATATACTTATAATAAAAAGTTCTTTATTGATAGTCTATATATAGTTATATAATATAAGACCCGTTGCAGGTAGTCTGCACGGGTTTTATTGTGGAATAGTGCATATGTTCAAGATTACAGTACAAGCATCTGAAAAGGCAAATTCCAAGGCTGAGATTTACTCAATGACACTTCCTGAGATGGACAAAATCTTTGAGAAGTGTGAGAAGGGTAATAAGCTCGGTACTGGTTTTATCCGTGGTGCTTTAACACAACCAGGACGATGCGATGAACACTTGGAATACTCTAGCCTACTTATCATTGATGGTGATGGTGGCATTAACGGTAACAAAACTCCTACAATTGGAGAGTGTCACAATGCGCTTTGTGCCCTTGGTTACTCTCATATTTTGTATACAACTCATAGTCACTCTGATGATTATCACAAGTATCGTGGTATCATTGAGCTTAGCAACCCAATTGAGTCTCATGAGCTGCATACAAATATGTCTCAACTCATTGATGAGTTGACAGCCAATGGATGCGCACTTAAATATGCTCATGAGATGGACACGTGGTCACAGATTTGGTTCTTACCACGCTCAGACAATCCAGAGAGCTATCAGCACTTCAGCTACTTTGAAGGAGACAAGTTTCAGACCATCCATGTTGCACCTGAAGAAGTTAAGGAGCGCACACGTGAGAGTGGTGAAAGCAAGTCAAGTGGAGAAGTGGAGACGCTTGATGAGATGTTCGAGAACATCCGCTCAGGCAAGGAGTTCCACCAGTCGCTCAGAAACCTTTCATTCCAACTTGCAAAGGATGGAGTTTCCAGAGCAATAATCTTGTCAATGCTCCGCTCAGCTATGGAATCATCTGTAGAAGCGGGAACAGAGCGTTGGCTAACACGAATGAAAGATTTGGAGAGATTAGTTGATGGCGGAATCCAAAGAGCCTCAGACGAAGAAGCGCAGTCATTTGAGATACCTACGATTGAAAAAGAGGAAGCAAAATACACACCTCCACCTGTACCGCCAGGCAGAACAGGTCGCTTGTACCACCAAATAATGAGAGACATGCCTCGACCATGCAATGAGTTTGCATTCTCGATGTGCTTTGGCTCTCTTGCTGCCATTTGTGGGGCAAAGTGGAATGTTATGTCTGACCAGCTGTCTGGATTGAATCTGTCCT